CATCAGTTTATTGAAAAAAAATATTTATGTCCTAAATTTGATGTGGTGTTTATAGATGAAGCACAAGATTTATCACCGATACAGTGGATGATGTATGATATATTAAAAGCTAATACAAAAGATATGTATCTAGCTGGTGATGATGACCAAGCCATATATGCATGGGCAGGAGCAGACGTTGATAGGTTTATACAAGAGCCGGCCAAAGAGGTAGTATTAAAAAAATCACGAAGAGTTCCTGTTAAGATTCAAGAAGTCTCTAATATTATAATTAGTCGTATCGAGGGACTAAGGGCAGATAAAGTATACCACCCAAAGAACGAGGAGGGTTCCTCAATAAAAATTAATAACTTAGAAAATGTAGATTTATCAAAAGATAATTGGTTAATTTTAACCAGAACTATTAACAAATCGATAGAGATTGCAAAGCAAATAAAACAAAAAGGTTTTTTATTTGAAAATAAATACATTAAAAATTTTAATACAAAATTGCACAAAGCAGCGGTGTATTATTCTAGATGGGCAGATGGTGAAGATTTAGAACAAACACAAAAAGAGGACGTAGAAGATTATATGTCAGAAGATAACTGGAATGAATTAGTTCCATGGTATGAAGCTTTTGATAAAGCAAACCTTGAAGATAAAAATTACATACGATTATTACTATCAAACAAAGAAAAATTAACAGAAGATCCGAGAATAAAAATATCTACCATACATGCAGCAAAAGGGGGAGAGTGCGATAACGTAATATTAGTGTTGGATAACGCTAGGAAAATTAGAGAAGGTGTGTTAAAAAGTAGTAAGAAAAGAGATGAAGAACACAGAGTCTGGTATGTAGGTATAACTCGTAGTAAAAATAATTTATACTTAATGCGAGCAAAAATAGAAAGGCACGGTTACAACTTATGACACATAAAGATATATTTGAAGAAGCATTTCCACAGTACACTCAAGTAGGGGGAAACCACTACACTAAGTTTCCTATACAACCTTACGAATTTATTTCTAAAAATAATCTTTCGTTTTTTCAAGGCAACGTTATTAAATACGTTTGCAGATATCAGCGTAAAGGAGGAGCAGAGGATCTTAAAAAAATTGTTCACTACTGTCAGCTAGAGATGTTAAAACTAAACGATCAGAAAAAATGAAGGTACCTATATTCGAAGCACAAACAGAATGGATAGAGCCCGAAGAATATCCAGATCTAAGATCGTATGATGAGATAGCGATTGACTTAGAGACTAAAGACCCAGAACTAAGAACAAGGGGGTCTGGTTCTATTATAGGTCTAGGAGAAGTAGTAGGTATAGCTGTCGCTGTACCTGGTAAAAAATTTTATTTTCCAATTGCTCATGGCTCTGGACCTAACATGGATAAAGTTAGAACTTTAGAATGGTTTAAAGATATTCTATTGTCAGATGCTACAAAAATTTTTCATAACGCAATGTATGATGTTTGTTGGATAAGAAAATTAGGTTTAAAAATCAATGGTTTAATTGTTGATACAATGATAGCTGCATCTTTAATAGATGAGAATAGATTTAGATATGACTTAAATACTTTATCTTGGGACTACCTTGGTTTTGGTAAGTCTGAGGCAGCGTTGAACGAAGCTGCAAAGTCAAGAGGACTAGATCCTAAAGCCGACCTATGGCAGCTACCCGCCATGGAGGTTGGGTCTTACGCAGAGAAAGATGCAGAGCTTACACTAGAGCTTTGGCAAATTTTTAAAAAAGAAATTGTTTATCAAGATGTCGAATCTATATTTAATTTAGAGACTGATCTTTTTCCTTGTCTAGTTGATATGCGTTTCTTAGGGGTGAGAGTAGATGTCGAGCATGCTCATAAACTAAAACAAGACTTAGAATACCAAGAAAACTTATTACTGAAACAAATAAAAAAAGAAAGTAACATAGATGTTCAAATATGGGCAGCAAGATCGATTGCCACAGTTTTTGATAAATTAAAATTACCTTACGAACGAACAAAGAAAACACAAGCACCTTCTTTCACAAAAAATTTTTTACAGGAACATCCACATCCTATTGTTAAACAAATAGCAAAAGCTAGAGAAATAAACAAGGCCCATACTACATTTATTGATACCATAATTAAATACGAACATAATGGTAGAATCCACGCAGAAATAAACCAAATAAGATCTGATGCTGGAGGTACGGTTACCGGAAGGTTTAGTTATAATAACCCAAATTTACAGCAACTTCCTGCACGGAACAAGGAACTTGGACCTATGATTAGGTCTTTGTTTCTACCAGAAGAAGGATGCACTTGGGGATGTTTTGATTACTCACAACAAGAACCAAGACTAGTTGTGCACTATGCTTCTCTTCATAAATTTCCAACAGTATATGATGTAATAGATGCGTATGAAAACGATTCATCAACAGACTTTCACCAAATTGTAGCCGATATGGCTAAGATTCCAAGAGATCAAGCTAAGACAATTAATCTAGGATTGTTTTATGGAATGGGTAAAGCTAAACTCCAGGCTGAACTAGGAGTATCAAAAGAAAAAGCAGCAGAATTGTTTGACCAATACCATGCGAAGGTTCCCTTTGTTAAACAGCTAATGAACTCGGCCTCTAATCGAGCACAAGAACGTGGGCAAATACGTACACTTCTTGGTCGGTTATGCCGGTTTCATTTGTGGGAGCCTAATCAGTTCGGTATGCATAAAGCTATGTCTCATGAAGATGCACTCAGGGAACATGGACCAGGGATTAGAAGAGCATTTACATACAAATCTTTAAATAAATTAATTCAAGGTAGCGCAGCTGACATGACTAAAAAAGCTATGTTAGAATTACATAAAGAAGGAATTTTAGCACATATACAAATACATGATGAATTAGATCTATCTGTGGAATCAGACGCACAGGCAAAAAAGATAATTGAAATTATGGAAAATGCCGTTAGTCTAGAAGTCCCTAACAAAGTTGATTATGAGTCTGGTAAAACTTGGGGGGATATTTATGATAAGGATTAATTATGGCTTATTTAAACGGAAACATACCGGTAGAGTATGCACAAATCAGAAGAGAATATTTATACGATCTTAAAAAACATCATGGAGAAGTTGAAGACTGTATTATCTTTGGTGTTACTTGTATTACAGGTCGTGCATTGTTGTTTCACGCAATTATGGAAAACGGTGCGATCTTTTATAGACTACCTATTACAGCTTTTATTCAAAGAGGATTTAAAGTTACCGACGTACCGCAACGACGACTTGATGAACTTCAGCTTTGGAATTCTTTTAGTTACTATCCTGCTATTACTAGTTGGGATATCTTAGAAGCACAATCGGGTAAATATATTGGTAAAGATAAAAAATGGCATTGGGGTAAATATTTATTTACTGTTGACTTTGCACACCCAGAGCCTAATATACTAGACACTGATCATTCAGAGATCCCGCACGAACACAAGTGCGCCCACATACTTGCCTTAAATGATGGTAACTATGCAGCCCAACCTAACAACAGATTAATATGGGACATACCGTCGTTTACGGTTAAGGACCAAATTCCTGATTGGAAGGTTCAAACTAATTATTGGAATGTAGAAGATACTCAAAGTTGGAAAACAGAAGACACCGACAATTTCTTTTACGAAATAGAGGAGAAGAAAAATGATTGATAAAATTAAAAGTAAAGCAAAGTTTTATTGGGATAATCACAAAGTATGTGTGATTATTGTTGCAATTCTTATAGCAGCTTACATTGTTAAATAATGAATTTAGTAGATCTATTAAAGAAAAATATAGTAATGGTTCCGGTCGTGGCATCTGTCCTGGTCGGAACTTTTACAGGTGTTCGTTATGTCGTTAATCTTACAGATAGCATTAATCAATCAGAACAAAATATAATAAATCTACAAAGAGATTTAAAAGTAGCTGAGAAAAAAATTACAGAAATAAATACAAGATTATCTTCTGCTGAAGCAACATGGCAGATGGCAGAAAATTTATATAGACAATTAGCAGATCA